TAAGACCTCATCTTTGATGTCACCCAAGTTTACACCTTTAAGTGCTCTTTCTTTCTTAAATGGATTACAAGACGCTTGTACTAACCCTAATGGCCAAGCAATTACTATAAAATCAGCATCAGGATTGTTTCTGAATGGTGTGTATCTATCATATGATCCTGGTTTCATCATACTACCACCACCATACTGAACTATAATTTTATCATCAACCTTAACATTCTTATGAGTTTTCATTGTTTGAACATAATTCTCTTTGTTTTTTTCCAAAGATTCTACATCAGCATAATTTTTTTCTTTGATCTGAGATCTAATGTTCAATAAAATACTTAATAAAGATGGGTTTGCATTCATTACAATATTTTCCAAGAACCCTGGTTTGTTTTTGAACGCTAGTAATAATTTATTTGCAACCATACCCATTACCATTTTGTTTCTTTGTAATGATTTATCTTTATCTACTTTAAACAAATAGTTCATTACTTCTTCAGGACTAATGTCATGTTGTGCATAATTTGCCGAGTCAACCGTAGATATCAAAGTAATATCATCAAAAGGGAAAATATCTCTTGGAGATACTGTTTGGGAAATTGTTTCAACGTTAGATCTTGAAGATTTAAAATTAGTTGAGGTACCTTGTTCAACACCAGCTTGAGTGTCATGGTGATCCGTATGTATAATAAACATTGGTTTTCCATGGGCAAAGTCAACTAACACCGGCATCACATCACCTTCAGCATCCAATTTTTTAATAGCAAATTCTTTATCACCATACTGAATGATTTCGGAATCAACTACTTTGATCCCATTTTGTTCTAAGTAACTTTTCATACCTAAAGCAGTGGTTACACCATCTAAATCTTGGTGAAAATATATTTTAGCCTCAGGATATCTTTTAGCCAATTCCCTGATGTTTCTTATTCCCGATTCTGTTATTAACTTTTTCTTCATAGTTATAAATAGTTTTCAACAAAAAAAAGTTTGAAGTTCCGATGTTTTTATGTAAATTTACTTAAATCAATTAAAATTTATATTATGAAGGAGAAAATCACAAATTTTTTAGAAAAAAGAAAATCAACATTTAAGTCTATGGGTGTTGTAATTTTTGTTGCGGCATCACTATTAGGTGGGTTCTCAATGGGTTATCTTTATAACCAACAATACGGTCCAAAAAAACCTACTATTGAAATGGTTAAGGTTAACAGGTCACAGGTTAATTTGGCAATAGATGAACATAATCATCTGATCGTGATCGACAAAACCACAGGTGACTATACGGTTTACCAAGATTCAATTGGTATGTCAATCTTTAAACTTTACGCTAAGAACATTTATATTGACCAAACAAAATAAGAAACTATGAATATCCTCAAATTAACAAAAATAACTTATCTTGGTTTATGTGTTGGGGTATTCATTTTTTTTGGTTCCATGTCCAATGTTAAAACTTCGGATGATTCTGTTTTTACAGACTTAAATGATTATTCAACTATTCAATCCCCTACATCAATGAGAATGTATGAACTAATTGAAAAATATAGTACTGAATATCACATCCCAAGATACATCGCATATAATGTAGCATACATGGAAACAAGATACTTGGGACCCTTCCATTGGAACTATAACCCTTATCAAGAATCTTTTGCAGGTGCGGTTGGTCCGATGCAAATTATGCCTTCAACGTCTGATTATATTAATAAAGTTAATTACGGGAAAAAAAGATTAACCAATGATATTAGATTGAATGTTGAAACAAGTATGAAGTTACTTAATAGGTTGTACGCTAAATACAAAGATTGGTCTATTGTGTGCGGATGTTATAACACAGGAAGACCATTGGTTAATGATTACGCACGATATTGTGCAAGTAATTATAATTTTAAAAATAAGTGGGTTACAATTAATTAAAATTCACAAATAGTGTGATCCCCAACCATATTGTCGTATTCGTCTTCCATCGTAATAAATACTAAGTAAAAAGGAAAACTCCCACTGATTATAGTGGGAGTTCTTTTATTTGTTCTAATGCCTTGAAATAATTAATCCTTGTCTCGGCAATTTGTTTGTAATTTTCACTTAACTCAATCCCTAACCATCTACGTTCTAATATCTGAGCCGCAACTAATGTTGTTCCTGATCCCGCAAATGGGTCCAATATTACATCGTTTTTGTAGGATAGTATTTTAATCGCTTTGGTGGGTATGTCCATTGAGAAGGTCGCCTTGGTGAGTGATTTAGTATCTGCAAAGTAATTCCACTGACCAAACACAAGCTCCATAAACTCTTTCTTATCCGTTTCCTCATATACAACTTTCTTTTTTATGGTTCCGTCCTCCTGTTCAATTTCAGTCGGCGTACCTTTCCACTGAGGTTCTCCTTTAACCTTTTTGATGTGGTGTTTTTTGTATGCCAATATAACACACTCCTTTGGGTTATAAATATATGGTGAGCTAGGACTCATCCAAGAACCCCACGCAGTAGTTTTACTTCTATGTGGTGACTGTTCTTCAAGATCAACGATACCAAAGAACCCAAATCCAATTTCTTTCATTATCTGATACATCTCAGAAACGAAGAAGATTCGACCACCTTTTTTCTGACGATTGATTTCATACGGAATATTCAAGGCAATTCTTCCATCATCTTTTAGTACGTTGTAAGCCTCGGTTAACCAATTTTTTGCAAATACCAAATACTCATCAAATTCAACATCGTCGTCGTGTACATCATAAGCAATACCAACACCATATGGTGGTGATGTACAAATTAAGTCCACAGATCCTTCAGGTAATGTTTTCATTACCTCAACACAATCCCCGTTTATTATTTTCCCTGTTTCTATCATTTTTTTATTTATTTAATACTTTCTAAAAAATCCCACACATTATTTGAAAACTCTTCAAAAAGGTCCCCATCCTCATCATCCGATAAGTCAACAATATTTTCATCAACACAAAAATCAACAATTATTTCATGTACTTCACCAAGTGTTTGTTCATCATTTTTTAATCCTTCATATAGATTAAGGATCTGATTTTTTTGTTCTTCCGTTAATTCCATCTTTATTTATTTTTTAATGTTTCTATGTGATGTTCTAAATACCATAACGCCTTTTTAAGGTCCTGTAATTCTTTATCCGAATCTTTCTTACCCGCCCTTGATATATACTTTACCGTATTTCCTAATGAGAATCCTAATTCCCAAGCATCAATTACTTTGATTGCCTCATAAGGGTTATCTTCTCCTCCGTAATGTTGGGGGTGATTTACTTGTTCCATTTTTGGTGGAGGACACATACAAAGTACGTTAGCTCCACATACACATTCTTTTTCCATTTATTTTATTTTTTTTACAGGTACACCCACGTATGTTCCAGATTCCTCTATATGTTTAACCACCGCACCATTCATACCTATCGTAGTTAGAGAATGGATTGATAACTTTTCTTTAATTGTTGAATTATTTCCTAAATATACAAGGTCATAAATTCTAACATTTCCTGATACTACCGATCCTGGCATTGCACTAAAAAAATCTCCAATCACACAATCATGTCCAATATGATTACCTCTATTTAATATTGCGTGTTTACCAATTTTAATATTTGTTGTTAAAATAGAATTTGCCCCAATAAAACTACCTTCACCAATTTCAACATCATCCATTATTAATGCGGTTGGGTGTACAAATGTGAAAAATCTTACACCCTTAGGTAGTCTTTGGATTGTATCGTACCTATCTCTTGGATCCGCAATAGCAACCATTACCTCATATTTCTCTATATCTAATTCAGATAATGGTAATGTATCATTACTCATATATTGATCATCGACAAACCTAACGAGTTTGATTCCCATTTGAGCCATCACTTCTCTTGCATGACCACCATTACCAATTAGTGCTTTAATCATTATTTATAAATGTCATATTTAGATAGATCAGGGTATGGTAACTCTAAATCTTGATTATGTCTCTTAGAACCATCCAAATTATAAAACTGACTCATCATAAGTAATCCTCTCGCTGCCAACTCAGGCATCATATAAAAGTTCCACCCTAACATATCAAAATTATCATCATGATATGAACATTCTCTTCTCCCACTAAATCGAGCTCTTTTGAACCACAACATTGCTTGATAATCATCGGTTAAAATTGCACCACCTTTACTCAATTTTAATGTTTTATATGGTCCCGTAAATGAAAGACACATATGTGTTTTTGGGATATACATATCGGCAGTAAACCTCAAGGCAGAGTCCCATACATTACTTGGTGATAGTTGGTATGCACCTTTAATCATGTCTCCTTCAACAGGAGTAAAGTTAACCTTTAACCCTGAGTGAATAATCTCACACGGTACGGATGGGTATGTTTTTGAAGGACAGTCTATTTTATCTGTGGTTAAACTTTTCTTTATATTCTTTTCGTAATATAATGCCAAAAATAATGCGTTACTCATATTATCCAACGCAATCGCATATGGTGATCCAGTATAATCACATAGTGATCTTTCAAAATCTTCTGTTATTTTATGTACTCCGTTTGCCATAATAATTTATTTATTATCATTTATGTATTTTAATATTTCTTCCTCACTTTTCCCCTCATTAAACATCCTATAGACATTGCGTGAAAATTCATCCGTAGACATTACTGCGTCGGCATCTAAATAATTCATAATATCTTTAAGGTGAATAAGGATGTTTTCTTTTTTTAAAAATCTTTTGTTAAAACCCATGTTTAATCTTCTAAAAATTCTTTTTCTTTTTTCTTGTCCTCTTGTTCGATATTGTAATTTCTCGCTTGATTAATTAACATTATTGTTTTTCTCTTAAATAAGGGTAATAATGTTTCTTCAATTGGGAAATCACCTTTACTAATCATTTCTAATACCGGTAATTTTGTTTTGTTTTCAGTTTCAGAAAATGTAGTTATTATCTTTGGCATTGTCAATTTGGTTTTATCATCACAATAAATTAATTTAACACTTGTCTTACTTTCAGGAGATCTTTTAGCTGCCGGAGATACTTCATACTCCCAAACATAATACTTATTGTCTCTCTTATCTAAATGAAAGAAGAAACCTTTGTTGGATAAAATTTCTTTTTTGTTCTTCCTGTATTTTGTTTCAATACTATCAAAAACTATTGTCCACACAGATTTTGCAATGTTGAAATATTCTAACATCCTTGGTGCCGTGTATTGTAAAATCTTTGTGAATTCTTCATACTCATCAGTTGACATCTCAGGGACACTTTTAACTTTAAGATCTTTCACTAAAAGTTCGTCATCAACTGAATTAAATTTTTTATTTGTGTAAATAATTTTCTTATCCCTGATAAGTGTTTGTATGTTTGCTAAATGTAATGATAATTCTATAAACCCAGGATAAAGTTCCATGTTATCTAACTTTTCACCCATACGTTGGAAATATGATAGTAACTTATATTCTTTATGTTCCCTATCAATTGGCTTTTCGAACATCCAATCGGTGCCCATTACAAATTCTATTTTTTTCTTTCTTGCCATTAAACATAAACATAATGATATAATTGTATTCTGTAAAGGTATTAGTCAATTCTCATAACAACAAAAGTTGAATCATTAACTGAGACTGTATCATAATTACCGTCATATCCATTTATTACACTATAATCGGCCTCGTCAACTAAATCACGTAATAAACTTCTTTTATCTACAAAATTATTTAATTCATCACCCATGTCATTTAACCAACTTGCAGGGTCATCTTTAATTTCTTGTAACTTGTCTTCAACCGCTTCTTCTACCTCGTCATCATTTAAATCACCATCTGGATCATCTTTAATGTCTTGTATTTCAACATCAAGGTCTTCTATTTCACTTTCAATTTCATCTGACCTTGATTCGTTATCTGATTCATGTTCACCATCCTCATCCTCATCTTCATAATATACTTCATCAACTTTTTTACCATTTTGGTAAATTTGCCATTTATTTTCAGACCACTCAACAATTAAAATGTTATCCATATAATCGTTAAATTTGAAGTATTTAACACTCTCAACTTCTTCTTCCGTAAGTGGGGATCTGGCACCACATTTAATCAAATAGGTTTCTATTTCAAGGGACCTTTTTTGGTTTTGTAGTCTTTCAATTTCTCTATCTTGACTATTACTAGTTTCTCTACTAATACCATAATTGGTCGGATCATCAGTAACCCATTCACGAATCATATCTTCATAATATTCCGCAACCTCATCACCATCAATATGATATGATAAAGTATTTTTATCAAAATTACTTA